ATGGCGGACTTGGAATATCTATTTAAAGCTATCAATAGCAGCGGTAATGGCAACTTGGAATGGTCAACACTGTTAGGTAAAAAAACAGCTAACGTGGGTTATCTAGCACCTACCCTTCTTGGTATCCAACTTGGGCCTACTATTGACAACCTCTCATATGTAGGATGGGCCTCTAGCATAAGTATCACGCACACAGCTTTTACAGAAACTATGATACCTATTAGAACAGAAGTATCTATTGCAATTCAATGTTTTGCTGGTTCTGGATTGACGTCAGGAGCGTAATAATGTCTATTTACAAAGGGTCTCGTTACGAATACTCAACCATTGATTACTTTACAACTATCATGGATGAGGCTGAAAAGCCTACGGTGTTTTACACATTTTCTAATCTTGGGCTAACTAATTATTGGGAACATGTATATGTGCAAGGCGAACGTTTAGACCAAATTGCATACAAATATTACAGTCGACCAGAGTACTGGTGGATTATCCCTGAATACAATCCAGCGCTCACAGACCTTAATAACATAACTCCTGGAACAGTGTTAAGAATACCAAATGTTTAATTACATATCTGTTGACTTTCCTGAAACTACAATACAACCAACTGTGGTGTATAAGGCTGAGCTTTTTCAAAAAGTCTATGCCCATGAGATGGTGTCATTGTATTTTAAAGATTGGGGGGTTGAGTACGATGTTGTGAAACCTGGCTCCCCCGTTCATATTGTTATGCACGGACTTAATCAACAAAGAGATTTGTATGGGTACATCCATCATATAAATGTAGATAGGTCTCCTGGAAAGTACTTTACAGAGGTAGTTGTTATTGGGGCTTCGTTTACTATGAAGCAACAACACCAAACTATATACAAAGGTTTAACTGCTGACCAAATAGTAAGTGGCATTGCCGCAGAACACAACTTTGTTTGCTATGCCGTAGCACATCCTAGAGTGTATCCACAAGTGGCGCAGGCCGGTCATTCTGACTGGGAGATGATGGTGCGCCTAGCTAAACAATGTGGCTATACCTTACGAGCTACTAATACAGAGTTATATTTTCAACCTATCATGGATGATTACACTAACTATAGAGAAGAAGCTCCTCATTATGTGATGCGCTCAGTTAGTGACCCACAAGGCTCTACTCTTTATTCTTTTAAACCTATAATTGGTGAGTCTGTCCCTTACGCAGATGCTACTAAAGGTGCGATAGCAATTGGTGGAGTAGATGTAGTAAATAGCACCCCTATCTCAATAACCCAACAGATACGCGCTACTAAAACTAAAACTAAACAACAAGTTGAGTTCTTTGATAGATTTGACACAGGCACGGTCGCTAACACTCCATTAGTTGCACAATACGAAGCTGAGGCTGCTGAAAATAGAAACTACTTCCCTTACCGTGCAACTGTAGAAGTGCTTGGTAACCCTAACCTTCGTCCAGATATGCCTGTATACCTTGATGGTATTGGAGAACCTTACACAGGTTATTGGGTAATACTAGAAGCTTCTCATCACATTGTAGAAGAAGAACTTAACCGTCAAAAATACACAACAACACTACTTGTTGGAACAGACTCTTTAGGCTCAGCTGCAAGATGGGTAGACAGCAAGCAGGTATCGTCTCCGGATTACACTCCTAAAAGAACTATTATCCCAAACGTACTTCAAACTAAAATTAAACCAGTTACTGTTCTTAATAAGAAAGTTACTTACCCTTCACCTTCTGATACAGGTAGTTTTGGTAACCCTCAAAATAGAGCAAAACCTAAAGTTAATGAACGCGCCAATGAACCTGCGATGTGGCAAACAGACACTACTACATTGAATCCAATAATCTATGAGGCTAACAAACCTCAATATATTACAGAGCGCCTAGCCAAGAAACTGGGTGTGGTATGAGTTTTGACAAAAGGTTCTATGGAATTTACCAAGGCATTGTTATAGACAACCAAGACCCTGAGGGGCGTGGTCGAGTTACTATCCAAGTGCCTCAGGTGACGGGTCAAGCCGTTACAGACTGGGTAGACGTATGTGGTAACGGGGGTGGGCTGGCTACAAGTAAACCTGTATATGGTGCTTTTTCAGACTATACAACACAGACAACTACAGCCAATACAGCTAAAGTTATTAACATAGGCACCACAGATGAATCTAACGGAGTCAGCATTGTTGGTGGTTCAAAGATTACATTTGCATACGCAGGTACTTATAACATTCAATGGTCTGGGCAATTTCAAAACACGGATACCCAAGTTCACGATGCAAGTATCTGGATGCGTAAAAACGGTGTTGATATGGTTGGGTCTACTGGCTTGATATCTATACCCACCACACATGGCGGAGTGCACGGGCATACTTTAGCTGGTTGGAACTTTGTATTCACTGTGGCTGCAAATGATTATTATGAGTTTTGGTGGAGCACAGATGACGCTAAAGTCACAATAGAAGCGTATCCAGCTGCAACAGCCCCTATTAGACCGTCAACTGCTTCTTTAATTGTAACGGCCACCCCTGTAGGAAACATTTCTCCATTAGTTGGGGATGCTGTTTGGGTTATGTATATTGCTGGAGACCCTAACTTTCCAGTGTGGATGGGAGTCCTTAAATGAGTAAAGCCTTATCATTGCCATTTAGCTTTGATACAGCGTCTGGCGGTTTAACTACTACTACAGACTTAGCTAAAACGTGGCAGGACCGAATAATCATTGCGGTAATGACCAGTATAGGGGAGCGTGTTATGCGTCCTACCTATGGTAGCGATGTGCCTAAGACTTTAAACCATAACATGAGCGATGCTATATCAATCATAAATCAAAGTGTGCACATTGCTTTTAGTCGTTGGATGACAGAACTGCAGCTCATTGAGGTAACTGGATTTATAGACCAAACAGACGGGTACTTGATTGTTCAAATCAAATATAAGTACCGAGCTCAAAACATTAATCAGACTGTAAATATTAAAACTGCTATCCTTAGCAGGAGCGGTGACGTACTTCTGGAGGTAACACCAAATGGCCGATAAATATGTACCACAAGTAGACTACACATCTAGAGACTATGCCAGTATCCGCGATGATATGACGGCGCTTATTCCAAATTACGCCCCTACTTGGACTACCCGTGACCCTGCAGACATTGGTATGACCTTACTTGAGCTGTTCTCTTACATGGGTGATTTACTAAACCATTACATTGACCGTTCAGCAAATGAAGCTTTTATAAGCACCGCCAGCCAAAGAGATAGCATACTTCAACTATCAAAGCTTCTTGGGTATAACCCAAAAGAAAACATCGCAGCTACTGTTACTTTGACATTTTATAACTCTACGGCAAGTATTATCACTGTACCTGCTTTAACTCAGGTAGCTACTACTGTTGTGTCTAATAGCGTCAACACCCAAATTGTATTTGAAACAGACGTTGCCGTAAACATCCCAGCTAAGTCAGGGTCTGTAAATGGAAGCGCACAGGTAACAGCAACCCAAGGCGTAACTGCTACAGAAGTTATAGGAACAAGCACGGGACTATCTAACCAAGTATTTAAATTATCTCAAACTCCTGTTATTAATGACAGTGTGTCTATTACTGTTGGAAGCGTATCCTACTCTCAAGTTCCATATTTAATTGACTACAATGGGTATGACCCAGTATTTACTACGTACACAAATGCTGCTGGAATTACTTACGTATTATTTGGAGATGGAGTAAGCGGTTCAATTCCATCAAACACTTCTGTTATTACAGCGACTTACCGAGTGGGTGGCGGAATTGTTGGTAACGTTGCAGCTGAAACTATTAAAACTATATTAACAAATACCCAAACAGGGTTGACTGTATTAAACACAGCTTATGGTATCTATGACGGTTCTGCCGTAGGCGGAACAGACACAGAGTCTACGAACTCAATCAGAGTAAACGCGCCTCTTACATTTAGAGCTTTAAATAGAGCAGTATCGTTATCTGATTATGCAGCTCTTGCAGTAGCAGGAGGCGCGGCCAAAGCTTCCGCGGTAGCTGATGTATACAGCAGTGTAACTTTGTTCTTTGTCCCTAGTGGAGACTCTGGGGTTTTAACTGACGGAATAACCCCGTCTACTATATTTACAGCTACCATACCAACTATTAATTCATACTTAACAGACAAGATTCCTGCAAACACCACTATTACGTACCAGCCAGCTAGTTATGTAAACGTTAAATTATCTGCCGTAATCACGGTACTTCCTAAATACAATCAATCTTTGACAAAGTTAAAAGTAGGTCTTGCAGTTGCAAACCTATTTGCTTTGGACAATGTTGCGTTTAAAGACACTATTTATTTATCTGATGTGTTTGGCGTTATAACCTCTGTGTCTGGAGTAGGTTCGGTACAAATCACAAAGATGTTACGTAGCGACCAAGACCAAACATTTGTTGTAAACAATAAAGCTTTAACTAGCAACATTGCAACTATTACAACATCGGCTACTCATAACATCACTGTAGGTCAAACAATTTATGTATCAGGCGTAGGCACAGGTAGCGGAGACTTTGATGGGACTTTTGTGGTTACTTCAGTAGGAGCAACTACAATTAGCTACGTAAATGTGTATGCAAACGTGACGTCTGCTGCAGTAAGCCCAGTAGGTTCAGTAACGGTACTTGCAGTTAAAGATATTAAATGTGATGCAAATGAAATACCCGCATTGGATGGAACGGCGCTTAGCCTTACATACACTGGAGGGTTGTAATGGCACGGTACGGACTCAATCCCTATTACTTAGGATATTACGGAAACTCTGACGCAATTCCATTTGTATCCACCAACTTTACGGCACGTTCTGAAAAGTATGGCTATATTCATTTATCTTGGAATAGCCCTTTTGGTAACTGGTCTAAGATGAAGTTAG